AAAATAACAGACGGTGTAGCAAAATATATTCCTGGAATTGAATTAACAAATTTAGTTATGGGAAGACAAAGTATAGGACAAGGGTACCAAAACACATATCCAGAAGTTCACATATTTAAAATACATATAGCTTATAAAATATTAAGAGAAAACACAATAGACGCAGTAGAAGTAAATTTTAATTAAAATGGCATTTTCAAAAACATCAAATACAGTAAGAGATAAAGATATAAAATATCTTAATAAAACCTTTAATGATTTTAAAAGTCAATTAGTTGAGTTTTCAAAAGTTTATTTCCCTGAAACACACAATGATTTTAGTGATGCTTCTCCTGGAATGATGTTTATGGAAATGGCTGCTTATGTTGGGGATGTTTTATCATATTATCAAAACACACAATTACAAGAAAATTTCTTATTATTAGCTAAAGAAAAAGAAAATTTATTTAATTTAGCTTATTCTTTAGGATATAGACCTAAAGTAACAAATACAGCAACAGTAGACTTAGAACTACTTCATTTAGTTCCTGCAAACCCATTAGATGATGATCTTCCTGATATGAAATATGCTTTAAATATTCAAGAGGGATCTACTTTTACATCAAATGAAGGAGCTGAATTTATATTAGATCAAGATGTAAATTTTAAAATAGATACTGAATTTGAACCTTTAGAAACATCAGTTTATTCTATTAACAATATTACAAATAAACCAGAATATTATTTATTAAAGAAAAAGGGAAAAGCATCTTCTGGAACAATTCAAAGTACTAGTGTTAGAGTAGGAGGATATAAAAAATTCTATGAATTTGAATTAAATGATGATAATATAGTAGCAATAGAAAAAGTAACAGATAATGAAGGAAATACATGGACAGAAGTACCTTATTTAGCTCAAGATACTATTTTTGAAGCTGTTGAAAACATAGCATCAAAAGATCCAGAATTACATGGATTTAATGAAACATCACCTTATTTATTAAAAGTAAAAAAAGTACCTAGGAGATTTGTAACAAGATTAAAATCAAATAAAACATTATGCCTTCAGTTTGGAGCAGGAGAAAATTCAGCTATAACAGAAGAAATAATACCTAATCCTGATAATATTGGTTTAATGATTAAAGATGGAAGATCTAAATTAGATTTTGCTTATGATCCTTCTAACTTTTTATATACGGGAGCTTATGGAGTTGTCCCTACAAATATTAGTCTTACTATACTTTATAGAACAAATCCTTTTGGGAGAAAAGCAAATGTATCTGCTGGTACAATAGAAGAATTAGGAACTTTAAGATTAAAAGTACAAGTAGATTTAGATCCACAAACTGAAGCAACAGTAAAAAATTCCTTAGCAGTAACAAACCCACTTCCAGCAACAGGAGGAGGAGCAGGAGATACTATTGAAGATATAAGACAAAATGCTATGGCTTCTTTTTCTGCCCAAAATAGAACAGTAACTAAAGAAGATTATTTAATTAGAACTTTATCTATGCCTGCTAAATTTGGAAGAATAGCTAAAGCTTATATAACCCAAGATGATCAAATATCACCTTTAACTTCTAATCCAGGTAGAATACCTAATCCTATGGCTTTAAATTTATATACTTTAGGATATAATAAGGATAAACAATTAGATGCTTTAAACGAAGCTACAAAAAGAAACCTCCAAACATACTTAGAACAACATAGAATGTTAACAGATGCTGTTAATATTAAAGATGCATTTAATATTAATATTGGAATAGATTTTGAAATAATAGTATTTAAAAATTTCAATAATCAAGAAGTACTTATGAATTGTATTGATGAAGTAAAAGACTTTTTTATAATAGATAAATGG